TCCCCCCGTTTTCCCCCTTGTCTGTCCTAAGTCTCTGATATTGTTGACATGTCGCAGCTTGTCTTATCCTTCGACGTACTCATTACGCATTCACTAAATGGAATACATAGGGGGACGCGAAAAGGGGGACGATTAGGCCAGGGCGATGAATAGGTAAATGAATTACATATAGGCCTGAGATGATGGTTCATGCCTGAACATATAAACATATCTTTATATCCCTGAGAATTTTCTCAAGAATACATGAACAAATGTTCATATAAGGGAATCGACTTTATCCACAGGTTTATTCCCCCATGCAACCCCTGCGTGCTTGACGCCATTTCTACACGCAAAAAAGGGGAACGTATGCGGAACATTAGCCGCGATGCATTCACATGGCCGCGCAATGCAAAGCCTGTCAGTGGGCTTTAAAATCGATCCTAGGGCCTATCCATTAGCGACACATTGCCAGCAAAACGAAGGCCTTGCGTAATCCCCAAGCAATCCATTTGTTACACCATTGCAACATATCGTGATCAATTAGCATGTCCAAATGCATCTTATTCTCTTGCCTAGATCCATGCCCAAGCGTATACAGTTTGCAGTTCAACGGCCCACGGCAAGACGCCGCGCCACACATTCGGGGTTTCTGATATGATCCGCTCTGCTTCGGCCATGGTTTCCGCTCTGTCTGGCAATTCGCCGCGCTTTGCTGGCGTGTGTCTTTACATTGGGCCGTCAATGCTTGATGGCGCGCCGATCATGTTGATTGCTAATCGCATTGTTCAAAAGTCGACCAATGAAAAGACAGGCGCTCTTGTCCAAACATTCATTATTCGCGCTGATATGAAGCCTAACGATGCCATTAAGTCTGGCGATGATGCTTCGATTTGTGGCGATTGTCCCCATAGGGGGACGGCTTGCTATGTCAATGTTTCGCAGTCTGTGACCTCTGTTTATGCCGCATTCACCCGCAAGCGTTACGCGATGCCGGGTCTGGATTATGATCCGGCAATCATTCCCGACTTGTTTGCAGGGCGCAAAGTTCGCCTTGGCACATATGGTGATCCTTGCGCGGTTCCCTTTCAAATCTGGCGCGCGATGACGCTCAAAGCCCACGCTTTGCTAGGCTATGTCCACCAATGGAAAGACGCGCGTTTTCAGGCCTTCAAGCTCCTTTGCATGGCGTCATGCGACACTGAGCAACAAGCCGTTGACGCCACGGCTAAGGGTTGGCGTGTGTTTCGCGTCCGTACTGCTCTCGAGCCGCGCCTTGCGGGTGAGGTTGTGTGTCCCGCGTCGCATGAAGCCGGTCAAAAGACGACTTGCGAGGATTGCAAGGCATGCGGCGGACATTCAGCCAAGGCAAAGGCTAACATCGTCATTGTCTCCCATGGCGTAGCACACAAGGTCAAAGCCTTTGCCAGCATTCAAGCCCGATTGATTGCCGCTGAGCAATTACAGGCCCGTTTGTATTCAATGGCCGCTGAGTAACACGATAGGCGAGCGCAAGGTTAAACGCCTTGCGTTGTCCTGTTTTGTTATGTGTCATCCTAGGGGGAACGCTATGAAAGTTTATGTGTACTTCAATTTGCATCGCAAGATGTACTCCATTCGCGCGCTAGACGGTCTCCATAAGGGCCTAGTCATCGCCCATGCTTCCACGGTCATCATCAGAGAGGCGTCTTTCCGCGTCTCCCTAGCGGGACAACGTCGCGTTGTTTCGACAGGTCATAAAACGGTTCATGCTGGCCTTGTGGGTGAGCTTGAAGCCCTCAAAGGGGAATGGACAGGGGTTAAGCAGTCAAGCCCCTACTGCCCGTCCGTAGAAGCCTATTGGACGCGGACAGATGGCGCTTATGCGACCTTTGCGCGTAATAGCGGAAAGCGTCTCTCATATAATCCCCATCGCGGCCCATGGTTCACAGCCGAACACGCGCCGGATCAATGGGTTCGCGTCAATGGCGCGCCTATGGTCCTTTGCGAGCTTAAGGCGTCCAAGTCGACCATGCTCTATTTCGACCCGTGCGAGGCTTCTAAGCCGTTCCCAGTCAATTAAGCGACCATCCTAGCGGGCAGGCTCACAAGGCCTGTCAGCGGCCCTCTCTGTCCATTTAAACGGCCATCTAACACCAAGGGGAACACAATGCGCCTTTACATCATCTCAGAAACAGACGTTGCGGCCCATGCAAAGCGGGAACGCCTTTCGCTCGATATCGCCCGTTGTCAGCTTCAGTACAAGGCGCGCCCTTGGTATGCCCATGTAAACACCCGCACTGAAACCGAAGTGATGACCGCCCTTTGTGTCTGGGAAGAGCTTTTGCGCATCAATGGCGTGGCCTTTGGAGCATCCCAGCCCCAGCCAGAGCATCAGGCCTTAATGGCCTACTGGGACGACACTGGGGCCTATGGCATGCGTCATGTGTCCCTCGAGATTGCCGCGTGGATTGACCGGGCCTATGAGGCGATGCCCGAGGGTTTCCGCGAGGATCACGCCTTTGACTGGGAGCTTGTTCCCACCCTTATTGCGCTGCTCAAGTGGGAGCGCCACGCAGACCTGATCCAGCTAACGCCTAGCGTGGCCGCTGGCATCACTGAGGCCCTCATTACGGCCCCCATCCACCCTGAGCCGCTCGCCTCGCTCTATGTGGCCGGATGCGTCGAAGAGGGCGAAGAGGACGACCGTTCTGTCTCTCAAGTACCATTCCATGACGCTCAGTTTTTTGGCGTCTACGCTCACACGACCATTGGCATGACTCAGCATCTTTGTGACCTGACGACCTATGCCGAAGCGGTCGAAGTGGCCGTGTTCGTTGCGTCCCGCCTTAACCTGACCTTGGGAGCCTGAGACCATGAAAATGTCCATTCACCTGACATTCACCCGCAACCTGTGGTGCTGGTCGATCATTGCGGACGGGGTCGCGTTCCAAGGGTCATCCGAGGGGTTCGCTACGTCCACCGAGGCCCAGCAGCGAGGCAGGGAGGCCCTTGCGCGCTACCGGGGCCTGATGGCCTCTCTGGGGGGCTTCTGAGGCTCTACGTACAACCCCTACGTGTGACATTCCCGTGACGGTCTTGATCCAAGTCAAAACGGGCCTTGACCGCCACCTCTGCCACCTTTACGCCACACCTTCACAAAAGGAGATGTTTCTTATGCGGATCAAAGGGAAGCGCGGACTTAAGCGCAGGGGTCGCACCCTGCTAGGCTGGGGTGGAAAACGCAAGCGGGCGCATGGTTTCGCCACGACTTTCGGCCACTTCAGAGGGGTGTCCGGTAAGCGGCTCATGGGGGCTTCAGGGCGCTTAGCGCACCCCCCGACAGTACACTTTGAACTTGCAAGGCCTTATGATGGTTTTCCTTACTGCGCTCACCGCCACCGTCTATCAGCTCTATGGGTCGACCCCCGAAACATGCCACTTTGTGTCTGAACTTAAACTGGGCTATATGTCCAAGGGTGTTCGGTTGCTCGATTCGACTGATGTCACTGAAACGCTGCTTAACGCCATCGAGGCAGTGTTTGAATTGTTTGTAATCGGCTGATGGTTCGCACCGCTAAAGGTCAATCACCATGAACAGTCCCCCGGCTGACACCAAGTTCAGCCCCCCTGACGAAGAGACTGCGCGCCATCTTCGTGCGCTTCTCGAGATCACCCGCGCCTTTCGCGAGTTGTCCCCCACGATACCCGTGGCCTACATGGAGGCTTTCCTTGTGGTCTGCCTCAAGCCGGGCCTAGGGGCCACGGACTACATGAAGGACATGGGGACCATCCAGCCCGTCATGTCCCGCATGCTGCTTCACCTTGGCAACAAGGAGCGCCGCAAGGAACTCGATGAGTCGGGGTTCCAACTGATCGACTCGGTCCCTGACCGGGCTGACCTGAGGCGTCACAGGTCTTACCTGACGGTCAAGGGCAAGCGGTTGCTCAACCGGGTCGTGGGCTACACCAAGAGGCTGACCAATGGCTCATAACTCACCCAAGGGAATAGCAAGCGTCATAGGCGGTCTGCTGGCCCTTGTGGCCCCCTTTGGCCTCATTTGGCTGCTAAGGGTGCCGAGGGGACAGAGGGCGGTCTGCTGGCCCATCTCCGTCCTGCTCTATGCGTTCATCATCGTCTGGCTCGATCAGGAACTTAGGAGGTGATCATGCCACGCTACGCTTTGATTGATAACTGCTCAGGCTTCATCTGGGGTGTGGTCGAGGCCAAAGACCCGGTGTCAGCGGCCAACGCGGTCGATAGGGAGGTAGGTGTCTATCACCCGCGTCAATACGAAGAGGTGCTGCGCCCTCGCTACTCCAACGAGAGCGGCTATCTCGTCTATCAGGCCCACGATGGCCTCGAGGTGCTCGACGGGTCATCCCCGCGAGAGATCGATGAGGTCTCTTCGCTTCCCAGCGTCTGCTTTGTGCGCTTCACGTATCAGGAGGATTGAATATGTCCGTATACGCTAAGAAGAACTCCAGCGGCGACCTCACGGGCGCATGGGTGGTCGACGTGACCCGTAGGGGCGTGAGGCTCCCTAAGAAGACCTTCCGTGACCTCAGGGAGGCCAAGGCGCACGAGAAGGCCCTAATGGACGAGGCTGCGGCCCCTGTGGCCCCTGTGGCCGTCCCTGTGGCCCCTGAGCCGCTCGCTGCGGATGCCAGGGTCTACACGGTGGGAGACCTGAAGCAGGACGTTCGCCACATCTGGCGCAACGACAAGTCCCGCCGCCAGACCCTTCAGCGTTTTGACGACTCAATGGATATCCTTGGCCTTGGGACGCCCTTGGCCGACGTTCTCACCCTTGAGTTGGACAGGCTGGTCCTCACCCTGCGCAACAAGGGCCTCGCTGACCCGACGATCAGGCGCTACCTGTCGCCCCTCTCCAAGGCGCTCCGGTGGGCTGCGGTGCGTCGACACATCAAGACCAAGCCTGAGTTCCCTTGGGAGGGCCTAGGCAAGGGCGAGGCGCGCGAGACCACCATCAGCGAGGAGGAAGACGACCGGATCATGGCGTGGACCCGCGAGCATGATAAGGCCGACATCGTGGTCTGCATTGACCTGATGATGTCGACCGGCATGCGTGTGGGTGAGGTCGTCAAGCTCGAGCCTGATGATTTCGACAGGCGTGACTCGACGGTGACCATTGGTAACTGGGAGGGGCGCACCAAGAACGGGACGAGGCGTGTCAACTACCTTCAGCCCGATCTGCACGAGAAGTGCATCGCCCTGGCTACGGCTGGGTGGCCTTCCTACAGGCGCATCAATCTGGCCCTCCACCGGGTCAGGAAGGCTGTGGGGATCAAGGCGGTGATCACCCCCCACACCTGTCGCCACACGGCCATCACCCGGATGCACAGGGCCGGTGTCCCTTTGTTCACGATCATGCGGGTCGTGGGTCACAAGAGCAGCAAGACGACAGAGCGTTACGTCCACACCAAAATCAATGACATTACAACCGCAGCACTGGCCCTCACCCGAGGGGGAGCGCGGGGGGAGATGGGGGGAGAATAGGGGGGAATCTCCCTCCCTCCCTCTCAGGGTACTGACAATGACCATGTGCTAAGTCATTGATTTAATGGAGGCCTCGCCGAGAATCGAACTCGGGTTTGAAGATTTGCAGTCCTAGGACCATTTTCTGTGTCCTTAGACACTCTAGGCCGAGAGCGGCGCAACATACAGATTGGCTCTGCATCTGAGGGAAATGGGGGGAAAATAGATGCCCCCCTGCTCTTCACCTCCACAACCTGTGGATAAATAACACAACCGCTTGCAACCCTAGACTTTCCCGGCTATCACGCGCGCCCACCCACCTTCCTTCTACCCGCTAACCCCCTAGATACATAGCCCTTGGGCATAGGACACCTGAGGGTTATATTTTTGAGCATAAACAATCACTTGGGCTATGCAAATGCCCCTAACTGCCCCCTTATGCCGAAGACGGCTCACATCTCGAGGATCGAACCATGGATGTTCAAACACTCACCTCTGATCGTTTCGCCAAGCAGCAGGACCGCGCTGCCCGTCAATCGGGCCATGGCTCCACGGACGCTGGCCTCGCACTGGTCTCGCGCTACTTAGAGTCCACCCTAAGTCACATTAGGGAGCTTCAAGTTCCTGAAGCCATTTCCATCCTGTCGCCCGAGATCATAGCTCTGGTCTGCCTTCAGGTAGGCATTTCCTCCGTTGGTTCGGAAGAGAACCTCTCACAGTCGATCTACACCCTTGGAGGCGCTGCGGAGCGCGAGGTCTACGCTCAGAAGCTCCGGGACAAGGCCGAGGGCAACAAAGACCGCAAGCGTGAGCTGGAACGCATGGAGATGGCTATCCGCAAGCGCCACAGCAGTGTGACCCACCGGAAGACCGCCATGCGGGCTGCGGCCCAAAGGGCTGGCCTAGGGTCTCCCGATTGGGACAGCCGTCAGAAGGCCGAGGTCGGCGTCTGGCTGCTTAACATCTGCCTCGCCACACCTGTGTTCATACGTGTTGATGAGCCTATCGATCACCTCACGCTGACCGAGGAGGCCATGGAGTATGCCCACAGCATCATCGAGACCCTTCTGATCCAGCGTCCCAACATGCTGCCCCTGCTCGAGGCCCCGGCCCCCTGGGCGGACAGTGTGATGAACATCAGCGGCTATCGGCACCAGTTGATCCGCAAGCACGACAAGGTCGTCCAGGCGACTGTCAAGGCGGCTATCAAGAGCGGGCGCATGGCTCCTGTCCTCGAGGCCATCAATGGCATCCAGAACGCGGCCTACAAGGTCAACCATTTCGTTCTGGACATGATCGAGTGGACCTATGCCGAGGGTGTGGTCATTGATGGGTTTGTTCGTGCCACCGATCTCCCGGCCCCTGAGAAGGACCAGCCGTGGGAAATGATGACCACCGATCAGCAGGCCCTGTGGAAGAAGCGGGCCAGCGACATCGCCAAGATCAATCGCGCTAATGTGTCTGACCGGCTGATGCTGGCTCATGACATTGAGGTGGCGAAATACATTGGTCACAGCCCGTTCTGGGTTCCGGCCAACATGGACTATCGAGGCCGTGTCTACAGCATTGGGAACTTCAATTTCCAAAGGCAGGATCACATCCGCGCCCTGTTCCTCTTCGCTGAGGGCAAGCCGCTCGACGCCGAGGGCCTGTATTGGCTCAAGGTGCATGTGGCGAACTGCGGCGACTTCGGGAAGGTCTCGAAGGCTCAGTTCGATGAGCGGGTCCAGTGGGTGGACGACAACTGGAAGCGCCTCAAGGATATGTCCGAGTGGCCCAAGGAAGACCTCTGGTGGACCGAGGCCGACAAGCCGTTCCTGTTCCTAGCCGCCGTCAAGGCGATGATGGACAGTGTTTATTGGGATAAGCCCTGCTCGATCCCTGTCAGCTTCGATGGGGCCTGCTCAGGCCTTCAGCACCTCGCCGCGCTCACCCGCTGTGAGGAGACTGCCGGTCTGGTGGGTCTCGTCAAGGCTGATGCGCCGCGCGATGTCTACCTCACGGTGGCTGGCAAGGCCAAGGCGGTGATCGAGGCCGATCTGGTTGACCCTGAGCTGGCGGTGCTGGCTCAGATTTGCTTGGACTATGGTGTGGATCGTTCCCTAGTGAAACGAAACACGATGACATATTCCTACAGCTCTGGTCAGTTCGGCATGGCCCAGCAGCAGTATGAAGACACGATGTCCCCTCTGGCCGACAAGGTCACTGAGGGCAAGCTGGCGGCTCATCCCTTCGCAGTCGCTGAGGATACCACCACGCTCGAGAATGGCACCGTGTTGTCCCGCCCCGGCCACATGGCGTCCCGTTACCTTGCCAAGCGCATCTTTGCGTCGATCAAGGAGACTGTGCGCCGCCCTGCGGAGGCCATGGAGTTCCTCCAGAGCTGCGCGAGGGCAACGGCCCATGAGGGAAAACCCCTCGTGTGGCACACCCCCCTGGGCCTCCCTGTGGTCCTTCGCTACCCGGAATATGACAACAGCCGCCTGTCGCTCTGGCTCCACGACAAGGGAGTCAAGGTGCGGGTCAAGCCGCATATCCAGGAGGAAGCCAAGGGGATTTGCAAGACGAAGGCTGCGGGCGCGGTTGCGCCTGGGGTCGTTCACTCCATGGACGCTTGCCACTTGCAGCAAGTCGTCCGCATGTCCAATGACGCGGGGATCACCTCCGTTGCTTTGGTGCATGACTCGTTTGGGTGTCTCCCGACCGACGCTGGACGCTTCCGAAAGATCATTCAGGAGGGATTCCAGTGGCTATACTGCCAGCATGATGTTCTCGCGGATATCAGGCAGGAGACGCTTGACCAATTAGATACAAATGGGCATCGGGTTTCTGCCCTCCCAGACTACGGCACCTACAATCCAACCGAAATACTGGAGGCAGAATATGCGTTTGCTTGAAGAACTTGAACGGGAGTTCGCAGAATACGTCCTGTTGGACATGGCTGCTCCCATGGACCTCATAGTCCGCATGCAAGAACAGGGGTTAGTCCCTGACCAAATGGTCGAGACCATCTTGCTGCGACACATCAACGAAAGCTGAAATGGCAAAGAAGATCAAACTCGTGACCCCCGCAGGCTGGGCGGTATTCCCGCACATTACTGTGAAGGACACGGAGGGCGAATACGCGACCCAGAAGTACGGCACCCGCCTCAACCTCAAGTCCGAGGACGTGGCGCTGGTGAAGGCTCAACTGGAGCGTATCGCCGAAGGGGAGACGTTCTCGGTGAAGGAGCCGAAGATGCCCTGGAAGAAGGACCGCGAGGGCAACCTCACGCAGCTCTACGCATCCTCGCAGTACCTCCCGACTGTCCTGAGCGCCCGCAAGGTCAAGCTCATCGATGGCCGCAAGGCTGACGATTACAGCGAAGAGTTCCTGAAGGCCCAGGCCATCCCAGGAGGCTCGGTCATCAAGCTGGCCTGCAACGTGTTCAACTACAAGAAGGGTCTGAGCCTCCAGTTGGAAGCCGTCCAGATCATCAAGCTCCGCGAAGACAACTTCGAGGGCTTCGAGGATGAAGGTGACGGCGAGGCTTTTGAAGCCGCTGAAGCCAACCAGTTCGGTGGGCAGGAGTCGGATGACGACGAAATGCCGTTCTAAGGCAGTGAAGCAGCAGGCCCCTCGTTGGCCTGTTTTGCTGACCACCTTCAGGTCTCGCCTGGAAGAGAAGGTCGCCAAGCAGTTTGTAACCCTTGGTGTCCCTTACAGCTACGAGTCCGAGAAGGTTGAATATGTCGTCCCGCAGCGCACCTCAAAGTACATCCCCGACTTCATCCTAGAGAAGACGGACGGTGGCAAGATGCACATCGAGGCCAAAGGTCGCTTTGGTGTTGATGGCAAGGGTGTTGCTCGGAGCAGTTCAGCAAAACAGCGCCAGAAGCTCATCCTCGTGAAAGAGCAGAACCCGCACCTAGATTTGCGGATAGTATTCCAAAACGCCAACACAGCAATCTACAAGGGATCGGCCACCACCTACAGTAAGTGGGCGGAAAGCCATGGGTTCCCTTGGGCTGACAAAGGCACTGTACCCCCATCATGGATAGAGGAAGTGAAGCATGACGCATAAATTCCAGGCCGGTGACCGTGTGAAGATCAAGGCCACTGCATTCTATGCTCCAGGTAAGACCGGCACCATCTGCCTGCCCAAGATGACCGGCACGAACCTCATCGCGGTCGATGGGAGGGACAAGGGCCACGATGGCGGTGGTTTTGGCTCCCGCCTTGGGGATGACACCACCAACAAAATCTTCATTGGCGATGACTCCCTGGAGCTTCTCGCTTCCACGAAGAGCTTCATCGTTGTCCTCCGCAACAAAGGCAAGCTCCTGCCTGCCACCACTCCGCTCACCCACGGCACCCGTGAAGCAGCCGAGACGGAGGCCCTGCGCCTCGCGGAGACCAAGGACGGCGAGTTCGTGGTGTTCCAGGCGGTGTCCACTGCCAAGGCCCCGCCGCGCGTGGCTACCCTCAAGAACCTCTGATCCCTAAAGGAAAACACATGACCAAGTTCAAAGTTGGCGACAAGGTTCGCGTGACGAACACCCGCGACATGAATGCTCCGTCAGGCGCTACAGCCACTGTGGTGCGCGCTGAGTACGGCTGTAATTTCAGCTCCGAGACCTACATCGGCCTGGAGTGGGACAAAGAGACGCTCGACGGAAAGTTCCAGGGCGACGGTGGCTACTATCCGCGCGACTTCGAGCTGATCGAGACCCCTGTGGTGGGCTTCAAGATTGGCGACCGGGTCATCGTGACCAAAGGGTCGTTCTACGCCCCCAAGATCAAGGTAGGACTGACGGGCGTCGTCTCGGACCCGATCATCGGTCACAACCGTGATGATAATGCCCCCTACGTTCGCTTCGATGAGACTGCTGGGGGCATTCACCGAGGCTGGTTCTTTGGTACGGACCACGATGGGGCCATCGAACTGCTCGAAACGCCCACGGCCTTCCCGGTCATCGTGAACCCCCGCGCCCACCGTGCGAAGGCCCCTCAGCCCGTCACGATCCTCAAGCACCTCAAGGCTGGCCGGTCGATCTCCCCAATGGAAGCCATCATCACCTACGGGATCATGCGGTTGGCCCCGGCCATCCACGATCTGCGTTCGGCGGGTCATCGCATCCAGATGGAGCTTCGGAAAGACCGCCAGGGCAAGACCTACGCCCGTTACCAGCTCGCCGCTTAAGGAGCGCACATGACCCTCTTCCACCTCGCCTGCACCAGGGGGGCCGATACGTTCGGCCTCTCGATCACCGCCTGGAACGTCAAGCAGGCCCTTAAGCGGGCCAAAGAAATGCTCGATGGCTCCGGCTACTCCGTCTATCCCCTCCCGAATAAGGCCGAACGCACATGACCGATTACGCACAGTTCACCCTTAACTATGCCGAAAAGTTCGGTGAAGTGACGAACACCAACACCACGGTCCTTTCCGGCGACAAGGCGGAATACCTTCCGTCGATCCTGGCAGGCATCGCTCGCTTCCTCAGCTCGGCTGGCTTCACTTATCTCAGCGGTGAGGTCGTGAAGGTCGATGGTGGCTATCTGATCCTCGACAAGGGCGTGAAGCCTGTCGACACCTTCGAAGAAGAGCTGGCTGCTCAGAATGCCGATCCGGTCAATCAGGTTGCCCCCTTCAAGGTGGGCGAACGTGTGCGCCACAATGACCCCGGCATGGTTGATCCGGGTCTCGGCACGGTGACCGAGGTGATCGACCTGACTGATGTCTGTTCCAGCTATCGGGTCAAGACCGATCTGGAGCCGTTTAACACGTTCAACGTGAAGGATGGTGCTGGCTACTTCTGGGACCACGAAGTGTCGGCGTTCAAAGGCTTCAAGGTTGGCGACAAGGTCCGCTTCCTGCCCGACGAAGACTCGCAGGCTTTCCGTGACCGCTGGTTCTCGGAGATGCCTGAGGTGCTGACGGTTTCCTGTGTGGACAGCGAGGATGGCTTCCTGAACTTCGAAGGGACATCCAAGATCAGCAACCCCCATCGCATCACGCTTGCCTGAATACATACCAATGGACATGCAAAGAGGCGTCAGCCTCGTAGGACTGACATAAGATGGGAGTCTTCGTTCGTCACTGCCCCTGTCCGCACTGTGGCTCCAGCGATGCTGGGGGTCTCTATGCGGATGGGTCGGCTAGTTGCCATGGGTGCGGTAAACGCATCCACGGTCCAGGCGGCGAGGTCTCCCAGAGGGGAAACCGTATGGATAACACCAAGGCGGGAGCTTCTTTCCTCCGTGGTTCCTTTTTGGACATCAAAGATCGAAACCTGAAGTCAGACATCTGTCGCCAGTACGGCTACATGGTGGATGAGGAAGGGCGGCATATCGCCAACTACCGGGATGCGTCTGGAGCCGTAGTGGCTCAAAAGGTTCGCTCCCCCGGCAAGCAATTCAAGGTGATCGGTGACGGCAAGGCGATGCCCTTGTACGGCCAGCACCTGTTCTCTGGCGGCAAGTCAGTGGTCATCACCGAAGGCGAGATAGACGCGCTTTCAGTGGCCCAGGCGTTCAACGGCAAGTGGGCGGCAGTATCCCTCCCGCATGGCGCTCAGTCGGCTGTCAAGGCCATCCAGGCGTCCTACGAATGGCTCGATCAGTTCGACAAGATTGTCATCTGCTTCGACCAGGATGAACCGGGCCGTAAAGCCTCTGCGGAGGTCGCTGAGGCCCTTCCGGTTGGCAAAGCCTTCACCATGACTCTGGCGCGTAAAGACGCCTCAGACGTGCTGACGAAGGACGGAGCCGCAGCCATCACGCAGGCCTTCTGGAACGCCAAGGCGTGGCGTCCTGATGGCATCATCGCGGGTCTCGACCTGACCAAGGAGGCCCTGCAAAAGGCGTCCGTGCGCGGCTACTCGATCCCCTTCCCTGGCCTTGACAGCAAGATGGAAGGGTTTCGTGAGGGCGAGCTTACGCTGCTCACCGCTGGCTCAGGCATTGGCAAGTCAACCTTCGCCCGTGAACTGGCCTACCACCTCCACCAAGCCCACAACCTGACTATCGGGAACATCTACCTCGAGGAGTCTGCCGCTAAGACGGCTCAGGGTTACGTAGCGATCCATAGCAACGTCCCGCTTGGGAAGCTGAGAAGCGACCCCAATGCAATCTCGGAGGAACAATGGGACATATCACTCAGAGAAGTTGTCCATCAGCGGATGTTCTTCTACGACCACTTTGGCTCCCTGGATTCCGCACGACTGCTCTCGAAAATCCGATATATGAGGACAGTCCTTGGAGTCAGCTTCGTGATCCTCGATCATATCTCGATTGTTATTTCGGGACAGGAGTCGAGCAGCGAAGGCGAGCGGAAGGACATCGACCGCCTGATGACCGCCCTGCGCTCCTTAATTGAGGAGACCGGCGTCGGGATCATTGGGATTGTTCACCTCAACTCGGCTGAAGGCAAAGCCCACGAGGAAGGCGGCAGGGTCACCCTGAAGAACCTCCGTGGCTCTGGCGCACTCAAGCAGCTCTCGGACAACGTGATTGCCCTGGAGCGCGACCAGCAGGCCAAAGGGGACGAGGCCGACGAGTCCTCGATCCGCCTCCTCAAGTGCCGAGAGTTCGGCGATGTGGGGCTGGCTGACCGGCTGAAATACAACCGCGTGACAGGCCGTTACGAGGTGAAGACCACTGAGCTTGCACCTGATGAGAAGGCTGAGAAATACAGCGAGGCTCCAGGGAAGCAGGCAGACCTAGAGGATGACATTCCGTTTTGACCAGACTTCTGTTCGATACAGAAACCAATGGTCTACTGAACACCGTCACTAAGGTCCATTGTATAGGCATCATCGACATCGACACTGGCAAGCAGTCCTCATTCGGTCCTAATCAGATCGATGAGGCGCTTGACTATATGTACGAGGCTGACGAGCTGATTGGACACAACATCATCGATTTCGATCTGAAGATGCTGTGGAAGGTCAAGCGTTGGTCCCCTAGACCTGGGTGTCGACGCACGGACACCATGGTGGTTGCTCGCCTGATCCACGCTGACATTAAGCGTGAGGATGGCAAGCGCGTGGGCTTCCCAGGGAAACTTTACGGCTCACACAGCCTGAAGGCCTGGGGCCTGCGCCTTGGAGAACCCAAGGACGACTTTGGCTACGATGAGAGCGGCAAGGCTATTCCAGGCATCTGGGAGAACTGGACGCCCGAGATGCAGACCTACATGGATCAGGACGTTCGGTCGAACCACCGGCTTCTGACATACCTGAAACCCTGGGAATACCCCCGCGTCCCTTTAGAGCTTGAACACCGCGTTCATGAACTGGCCCTCAAGATCACTGAAGAAGGCTGGCCCTTCGACGTAAAGGCGGCTGAGAGGCTCTACCAAAAGCTGGTCGAGCGCCGCGATGTTCTCGAGAAGAGCCTCACCGATACCTTTGGGTGTTGGGAAGAGGTCGACAAAATCTTCACCCCCAAGCGAGACAACCGGACCCTTGGCTATGTCAAGGGGGTCGAGGTGACCAAGATGAAGACCGTGGTGTTCAACCCCGGTAGCCGTCCGCACATCGAGAAGAAGCTCCGCGAGTTTGGCTGGGAACCCAAGCTGTTCACCCCTGGTGGCCGCGCCAAGGTGGACGAATCTGAACTGCTCAAAATCAACACCCCTGAAGCCAAAGACCTCATCGAGTTTCTGCTCATCCAGAAGCGCCTTGGGATGCTTGGGGATGGGGACCAAGCTTGGCTCAAGAAGGTGGACGAGAATGGTCTTATCCATGGCCGCTACAACACAATGGGGACCAACACTGGCCGGGCTGCTCACTTCGACCCTAACCTGGGTCAGGTGCCTTCCTCAGGGTCTCCCTATGGTCACGAGTGCCGTGCGCTCTTTGTGGTTCCTGATGGTTGGCGTCTCGTGGGATGTGACCTTAGCGGCGCTCAGTTGCGCTGTCTGGCTCATATGGTCGCGGCTTTCGACGATGGTGCCTATGCGTCAGTGGTCCTCGATGGGGACATCCACTGGTTCCACGTAAAGGCCATCCGCAAGCTCGCGGCAGACCTCGAGTATGACAAGAAGAACCCCGACCACAAGGACTCTCGGGACAAGGCCAAGACCACGATATACGCCTACTTATTCGGCGCTCAGGCCCCGAAGATCGGCTCCATCTGGTTCCCTGCGGCCCCCAAGGCCAAGCAGCGGAAGTGGGGTCAGCAGATCATCGACCGGCTGTCCGAGAAGGTCCAGGGCCTCGCTGAAATCCAGGAGAGCATCGAGGACGAACTGGAGCGCCATGGCACCCTCAGGGGTCTCGATGGGCGCAACATTCCGATCCGCTCTGCTCACTCGGCGCTTAATGCGGTCATTCAGAATTACGAGGCAGTCCTTTGTAAGACCTGGATTACCACAGCCTACGACAGGTTGCTCGCGGCTGGCCTCAAGTGGGGCTGGAAGGGAGACTTCGTGTTCGTGGGCTGGATTCACGACGAGCTTCAGACGGCCTGTCGTCCTGAACATGTCGACCTTGTCAAGAAGATCGTGACGCAGGCCGCGAGAGACGCAGGGATACCCTACGGCTTCCGTGTGCGCCTCGATTCAGAAGCCTCAGTCGGCCTGAATTGGAAAGAGACCCACTGAGTAGCGCAGCTACGCCTGCTGCTTAACCAAAGGAAACCACATGTCAGACCCGCTACGCACATTCGATCAAGGCTTGGCCGTGGTCATCATCGAGGCCCACCGCTTCGGCTTCTCCGTGAAGTCGAACTTTGCCCGTGAACATGCAGATTACATTGCAATGGCCGCGAGCATGGGTCTCGTCAGCACCAGGGTATTCGCCAACATCTACTCTCGCGAGTGGCGTCCGACTGTGGACGGCCTCAAGTTCCTCCAAACAATCGACTTCGAATGGGATGAAGAATGACCATCACGATCATCTGGCTACTGGCTGTAATCTTCTTCGCGGTCTCGGTGGCCTTTCCGCCTGACGACGATGACCTGATGCCCGCATGAAGTGGTTCCTCTACTCCCTCGAAATCACGACTGCTGTGGCAATCATCATGAACACATGGAGACACTGGTGAGTGAATATAAGATCGACCTCACGGGAGACTATTTGTTCCCATTCGCGGTCTACAGGAAGGCGAAACCGACCTTCTGGAACCGCAGCGGCTGGAAGTTCGTATCGGAACATATCAGCCTCGCGCTTGCTAAGGATCGGGTGCAGGAGATACGGGGGTTGCCCCTGTATGCCTAAGATCACCGCTGAATACATCGACCACAACGACCCGGAGGCCTACGCATGAGCAGCGTTAAGCGCCCCTGGATCGATCCTGATAGCTACCAGTACCAGCGGAAGGCCGACAGCCTCGCCCGTGATCACGTAGATATCCACCAGTGCCAGAAGTGCTGGAACCCGGTGATCAACGGCTACTGCTGCCACACCTGTGGCTCTCAGCACCCCCGCTGGACCAAGGAACAAGAGGACGAATGGAACGAGGGTTACGACCCATGAGACTGATCGTTCGATGTGTTGATCGGACGGTCTTCGAAGTGGACAGGCGGTCTTTAGAGGCCAGAAGCTGTAGTCATTACGATGCTTACTGCTTCACCGATCCTGAGCCATGCGTCGAGTACATAGAGTTCACCGATTGGTGTCGAAGGAGATTACATGACCCAGATCACTGCTGAATACATCGACCACATGGGGGATGACCTCTCGGTGGTCCGTGCGGCCCGTGTGAGCTTTTCGGCTGACACATCCTTAGGAGGATACAGGCGCAGCGCCCAATTCGATTATGTCGATGGCACCCGCGTCCCTCGCCTTGAGTGCGGAGGGCTGGACGCGAAGGACAAGAAGCTCATCACCTACCTCGCCAAGCACCACCACTGGACACCCTTCGCTCACACGGTAATCACCCTGCGTGTCTCGGCCCCCGTGCCGATCAGGACGCAGTGCTTCAAGCACAAGCAGGGGTTCGTGGAGAACGAAGAGAGCAGGCGGTACATCAAGTCCACGCCTGTTCTCTATGTGCCTGAGAGTTTCCGTAAGGCCCCTGAAGAGGGCAAGCAGAAGCAAGGGTCTGATGGTGTCCATCCCCGTAGTGATGAGTGGCTCGATGTTTACAAGCTGACCTGTCAGGCATCCATCAGCCTCTATGAGCAGATGGTTGCTAAGGGTGTCTGCCCTGAGCAGGCCCGCCTCGTCCTCCCCCAGGGCTGCATCGTCAACTGGTACTGGACAGGGAGCCTCGCGGCCTTCGCTAGGTTCTACGAGCAACGCACCGATCCCCACGCCCAACAAGAAATCCAAGGCCTCGCCAAGATCATTGGTGGGCTTATCGAACCCCTATTCCCCATCTCCTGGAAAGAGCTGACCAAATGAGCTTCTGGAACCCCCGCAAGTCCGTCGAGACCCTCACGGCCTCCCTCAGCAAGATCGTGGAAGACCTCCACCTCCACGCCACGGTTCAATCGGACCACGGCGAACACAAGACGGCCAAGGCTGACGTCCTCAATGAAGAGGCTGATCGGCATCACGCGGAAGCCTTTAAGGCCCGTGCTGTGGCTAACAAGATCAACACGCTCCTGAGCTGAGGAAATCACCATGCTGACCCAAGAAAACTACACGATCTCCAGGGCTGACCTGAAGGACACCCTGCGCACCCTGGTGCAGTCCCAGAAGAAAATCAGCGCCATCCGTCTGGTGCGCTCTGTCACCGGCTGGGGCCTCAAGGAATCGAAGGACTATGTCGAGAGCGACATGGAGGACACCTATCCGGTGGGCGCGAAGGTCCAGACGACCTGGGGTGAGAAGTGTATCGTTCAGGGCGTCAACCCGCGCACCTCAGGCACCCAGTATTGGCTGGTTGATGAGCGTGGTGAAGCCTGCACGTACTCGCAGAGTGACATCAAGAGCCTCGCGGTCTGATGTACTTCACGATCATCGCCCAGCAGGGCTGCGAGTACTGCGCCAAGGCCCGAGAGCTTCTCTTCGACCACGGCCACTCCTTCGACTACCTCACCCTCGACAACAAGCCTGAGGTCAAGGACTTCGTGAAGGCCATTGGGTTCCCCACGGTCCCGATCATCTTCGCAAGTAAGCAGGCGAAGTCTGCGTCTTCTAAGACCGAGAAGGGCTATCCGACGCTCGTTGGCACCTACGAAGACCTCAAGTCCTTCCTCGCCTTCTCCTCATTCATGAAAGCCTACTGATGACCACTTTGAAAACCACCGACTGCACCAAGAAGGGCGCGAACATCGTATGCCCGTCCTGTGGCCGCTCGGCCCCCGATTGGTGCGGCGAGAACCAGCCGGAGACCGTCGAGACCCCGGCGCTGATCCCCACCGGCTCCGATCTGCCGCAAGAGGACGAGGCTCAGCCTGCTCCCACCACCAAGAAGGCCAAGTGATGATCCGCCTGATACTCAAGGCCACCAATCAGGCTTTCCTGCTCCGTGAAGACCTCATCCTCTCGGTCACTGAAGGCACGGATTGCCGCTTGGTGTGGATCAACCATGAGGACAAGACCGTCTACGAGGTGATCGACACCATGGACGAAATCTGGGACTTGCTGGAGCAATGAGCCTCAAGCCTCTGCTCCTACTGGACGGCGACCTGATCCTGTATCGGAACGCCATCGCCTGTGAGCGGGAAGTCAAGTTTGATGCGGAAAACTGGGTTCTCTTCTGCAACGAAGAGCGCGCCTGGGATAACATCCAAGCAGCCATCGAGCATTACAAGGTCGTGCTGAAGTCCGACAATGTGGTCCTGGTGTTCTCCGAGGGGAAATCCTTCCGCTATCAAATCCATCCCGAGTATAAGGCCAATAGGCAGGAGACGAGGAAACCGCTTGGTTACTCTTCGCTAGTCGCGAGGGCGCGTGAGGCTTACGAAAGTAAGTCTTTCGCGGGCCTTGAGGCTGACGATGTGATGGGCATTATGTCCACCACGAAGGGGAAAGCTAAGCGGATCATCGTTTCTGATGACAAGGACATGAAGACCATTCCTGGCCTTCTGTATCGTCAGGGTGAGCTTATGGAGATCACCGAGTCCCAGGCTGACTACTGGCATATGTACCAGACGCTCCTTGGGGACACTGCGGACAACTTCAAGGGCCTCCCTGGGGTTGGCGAAAAGACCGCCGAGAAGCTCCTCGCCAAGGATCACTCCTGGGAGACCGTGGTGAAGGCCTTTGAGGCCAAGAAGCTCACCGCAGAAGACGCCCTGATCCAAGCCCGCCTCGCTCGCATCCTGCGGGCCTCCGATTGGAATGCAACCACCAAGGAACCCATCATTTGGACACCGTAAGTAGCGCAGCTACGGCTGCTACCAACACCCTCTGCACCAAGTGCCTGACCTACTATCCTGAAGGCACTGAGCATGCCTGTGACACCGAGAAGCTGGCCGTGGTGAACATGTTCCGTGCGGACCCTTCTGAGGCCCCTCAGGAGGCCGCTGAGGCCCCTGCGACCCTTCCGGCCCCTACGGTAGCCCCTGAGGCTCCTGTGGCCCCTGTGAAGTCTGATGGCGGCTCTACGTCCTACTACGACTTCCCTGCGGGCTTCACGACCCTGATGGACATCATCGAGTTCAAGCAGATGAGCTTTGGACGCGGGAACATCTTCAAGGCCGCGATGCGCCTGGGCGCGAAGGACTCGGCCACGGAGATGTACGACCTCAACAAGATCATTTGGTTTGCCGAAAGGCGTAAAGCGGAGCTTGCGAAGATATGACCACTGAAGCCCCTAAGAAGACCGCCCGTGACCTCGTCCAGGAGTTCCTGACGGCGTTCAACCACAACCCCTCCGACGAGCTGTGCCTCGATCTGATCCGCGAGGAGACCAAGGAAGTCGCTCAGGCGGCTGCTGATCTGCTCAAAGAATTCTGCGACCTGATCTACGTGCTGGAGCAGGCGGGCCTCCGTGGTGTCGGCCTGGATAAGCTCGACGGCCAGACCCTGGCGAACATTGCCATCCTGTTCAAGAACTACGGCCATGTGTTTGACCCGGTGTTCGAACAGGCTTTCGAGCGGGTCCATGAGAGCAACATGAGCAAGTTGGTGGGTGGCAAGCCGCTGCGCCGGGAAGACGGCAAGGTGCTTAAGGGTCCGAATTACAAAGCCCCTGACCTGATCGATCTGATCTAAGGAGAACGTGATGATTACCAAAGTGAAACTGAAGGTCGAACAGCCTACCACTGAGACCCTCAATGTCTCTGATGGCGGTGAGCTGAAGTATGCCGTGACTCTAGGCATGGGCCTTGTCGTTGGGTTGTTTGCTCATCGCGACTATGCCGAGGTGTACGTGAAGGCCTTCAAGAAGACCCACCCTCACACCGACTTCAGCATCCGCGAAGTGGCTGAATAACCATACCCTAATACATACAGAAGGACATCTAATGCCTTATCTCTTCATTCAATTCGTCGCCCTGGGCCTGTGGTTCACCCTGCCTGCCCTCGCGGCTATCCCCCTGTGGGTCATCCTGATCCCGCTCTTCGTGGTCCTCCT